GTTCGCGGTGATCTGATTTCCGACCCGTAGAATCGATGTGGGTGATAGGTCACCGATTCGGCGAAATCGTCACTGTTCAGAAAAACCGCGGTTGCGTCGCTTGCGATTGCATCGCGTAAGGTCATCGTTGACTTGTCCGTGCCCGTGCTTTCGGCTGCTCTTGTGTCACCGCTACGGCGATCGGCTCAACACTTAGGCTAACTCGCTGGACCGGCGGCCCGTCGCCCTCGCTGTGTCGCGTCACTCCGTCAACGGCGATCTTTACGCCGGCAACCTCAACGGATTGACCGGCGTTAATTTCTACGCTTTGCATCAGCGCTTCGCCTCGACGCTGACGTAATCGACGTGAACAAAGTCGATGTTGGTATCGGCAGTCTTTTGGATCTGCACATAGGGCTGTAGCGATCCGGTCGCGGCGCTCATGTCGAAGGTCGTGCCGGCAGCAACGCGAATCCCATCGACGTAGAATTTCACGTTTGACTTTCCGCCGGTGAAGTCAATCACGAATCGACGGTAGGTCGTGCTGAGGCTCTGGCCGGTTGCCTTGTCGTCAAGGTCGGTCGTTCCGTCGTCGGTTTCAACGACAAGCGAATTCGACCCGATTAGCCGAAAGCTGGCGTGGTTCGCGATACTGTCAATCGCGTCGTTTCGAGCCGATGCCAAACCGAACGCGACCGAAGTTGCCGAGTCCAGGTTAGTGCTTTCCGGCACAACCTTGACGCGGTAGGAAATCGATTGAAGGTTGTCGATGTCGAAACAAAGCTTATCGCCGAATGACAAGCAAACGTTTTGAATTTCGCTTGTGTTGTCGAAACCCAAGCGGATCTCGCCAGTCGCCGAAGGCGTGACAACAGCGTAAACCGGCGTCCCGCTGCTGGAGGTGTCCGCAATCGCCCACGGGCTGCCCTGGCCCGCAGTCGTGAAGGTTTCGCCCCCCACGAAGTCATCTTCCCAAGCCAAAAAATCCTGAATACCTGCCATCGTTTTGATCCTTGTTTGAAATTGAAAAACCAACGGCCGCGGCCACTATTGGCCGCGGCTAAAACTCAAACTCGGATCATGCCGAGTTGCGATACAATCCGCGGTAGTCGATCGCCTTGGCTCCAAACGTCTGGCGAATCTTGTACTTGTAGCAGTCGCGATCGAAGTCCCATTCCTGCTCAAGCACTGGCGACTCTTCGCCTTCAAGGAAGGAGATTTCAACCGTGTCGATCTGTGCCGGATCGGCCGCTAAGTACCAAATCGCAGGATTGTTGAGGTCAAGGTTGGCATCGGCAACCATCGTCAACTGCCGACCGCCAGCCATATTGTAGATGTTCACCACGCCACTTGAACCAACAGCCGAACCACCAACCGCGGGATTCGCGGTGGAGTTCAAAAGCTCCATCGCGGTAGCCGCGTAGGCTTGAGGCACGATCAAGTACCGCGGAGTCAAGTTAAGCACCGCATCCGACGATAGGCCGGTCTGCTTTGCCATTGCCAAGAATCCGGCGTTAAGCGTCGCCACCGAAGGGACGCCGGCTCCGCTGGATACGTTAGCGTGAGTCGCGTTGAACAAGGCGACGTTATCGCTTAGCACGTCGTTAGCGGTCAGCACGCTATAGACGACTTTGTTCTGCTTGCGTCGCATTGCGTTACCGTGCATCGCCGGCACTCGGCTGATTGCGTCTAGGTCGTCGTTAACGACCGTTTCCCACGATACGGAGAACATAGCCCCGTACTTTTCAACGGTGTACGATTCTTTTGAATCGCTCATGCGTTTTTCGGGATACGGCTGACGCTCCGGCACGATTTCAGGATCTGGCGACTCGCTAAACCGAATCCGGTTGATCTGCTTGAAGTCCGTAACGCTCGCACCTTGTCGTGCCCAGATGCTCCAGGTGTAAGGGGCTTCGTCATAGGCTGCCAGAAGCGTCTTGTTCGCTACGTCCGCAAGCAGGTTCGGGAATGCTCCGGTCGTATGGTATGAGGTTCTCTCAATTCCAAACCGTCGCGACGCTTCGCGATGCCCCATCGCAACCTGTGCGACGTCTTTCGGCGTCATTCGGTCGGTGTTGACGCCATACGAGCGAAGGAGAATTTCCGCAGTTCGAACGATCGGCATTCGCGAAAACTCTTGCGATTGCTCGGCAACCTTGGCGGATGCCTTGCTGACGCGGGCCGCGTTTAAGGCTCGGAGAATTAGTCCGCCACCGATGGCATCGGTAACGCGGTCTTGTTCAGACCCGACGACGCGGGCCGATTCGGCGGTCTGGCCGACGGGCTGAGTTGCCATGCGTTCAAGAATCCTTTTCCGAGCGTCGTCAAGCGAAACAAAGCCGTCGCACAATTCGTCCGCAAACGCTCGGTCAATGCGGTGAAGTGTGCAAAGGCTGGTGATTTCCTTGCGCCGCGACTGATCAGCCGCCAACGCTCGTTTGATTTGCTCAGATGCGTTTTGCGCTCGCTTGGTTTCGTCCATTGCGTTCTCCAAAACAACCTCTTCGGGCTCTGGCTCTTCGCTCATCTCTGGCGATGCCGATTCCATTGGCTCTGGCATCTCGACCGATGCGGCCGGCGTTGCCGATCCCATCCTGCCAACAACCCAAGCAAGAATCTGATTTGGATCAGTCATGCCCTCCGGCATTCCCATCGCGGCCAACTGTGCCAATAGCGTTTCGTCCATTCGTTTAACCTCTTTATTCGCGGCGGTGTAAGATCGCCGAACCGTGCTTCGCTCGTCCGCTCCGGTAGCCACGAGACTCGCATTTATCGGCGTCCATCGCGTAACGATATTCGCCGGACCGTCAACGACTGTGCCTCTCGGCGTCGTGTACTTTTGGCCGCGTTCGGTCGTCAAAACTTCCCGCGGGATTGCTGTTATTGAAAAGTCGGTAAGGTGCCCGTCGCGAAGCTTTGCCTCTGCCGCTTGGCTGTCCGGGTCGCTTGCAAAGTAAGGCACTCCGCCAAACTCATCGCCATTGATCGAAAGGTTCCGAAGGCTGCCAAAGATGTTTCGGACAGTCGATTCGTCGTGACTGTCGACGATCGGGATCTGCGTCTGGCCGGCCCTCATTTCAATGCCGTCCATCTCCAGCACTTCGGCAACGGTCATGCCGCGGCTTTCGTCGTATCGCATCACGGGCGACTCTGTGGCCGTAACGACGCGAAGCACTTGCCCCTCGGCTCGAACGACAAGCGATCGCATCACAAGCGAATCGGCCTTGACCGGCGGCAATTTGCCCTTCGTGCTCACTGGCTTGCCTCCGCTGCCTGCAATGTTTCTTGGCTTACGCTTCCATCTCTTGCGTCATCGATCAACAGTTGCACGTTCGCTTCGGATAGCCCTTGAGCGGACAACAAGACCTTTGCCCTTGCTTCGCTGATCGCTCCGCTTGCCATCTCGCTAAGCACGTCGGTAATAGCCTTGGTCGCGTTCTTAAACGCTAGGCGGCCCATGCCCTGCATCTCGCCCGAGCCGGTTTGCGACGGCTGTTGGGCTTGCGGGTTCTGATTCGCGTTAACCATTGCCAATTGCTGTTCTGCCGGCGTCAACAAACCAAGTTGACGACGCAGCCGATCTTCTTTAGCACGCTGATAAAAAACGTTTTTCCACGACTTACCACGGGCCCCAAGCTCTGTTTGATAGTCGCTCATGTAAGCATCGATTGACGCTTGGGCGGTTTGCTGTTCAACACTTGGGTCGACCCATTCCCAGTCCGGCATTTGCCATTCGACTGGCGCGGCCGTGTTGCGATCGTCAAGCAATTCAACCGCGGTAGGAAATCCGACAACGCCAGCCGATGCCGCTTGTTCGCAGAATGCGTTCCAAATCGGCTGGCAAAGATGGTTCCGCAAGTATTGTTGCCAGCAGCGAAAACGGCGTCGATCTTCAAGCTGGCTCGTTCTGCTGCTGCTGTAATTCGTCTTCGAATAGTCGCGGGCGACCACTTCATAGGATAGCCCCGTGCCAACCGCGATGCCGCGTAGGATCAATTCAATCCACGGGCCAGCGTTTGCGTTCGGCCTGCCGGGATTAGCCGACTCGATCGACTCATTCGGGCCGAGGTGCATGATCATGCCGGGCTGCAAGTAGTCGTATTGATTGCCCGACTTGTCCGAAGTGTCGCCGCCGTCTGGATCGGTCAAAGAGTTGATCGGCGTTTCGGTCTTGATTGCCATCGTGAAACAAGACGCAACCGCCGACGCTTGAAGCTCGTTATCGACGTAGACGCCCAAATCGCGTAGCCATTGCATCGCAGGTGCAAACCACGATACGCCTCGACTCTGGCCGATTCGGTCGCGTCGGTACAGATGAATGATTTCATTCGCGAGAATGCGTTCTGGCGTTCGCCTCAAAACGTATGGGCTGTTCGGATGCTCTGGATAAATCCAATAGGCGATTGGCTTGCCGAGGTCATCGATTTCGACGCCGCGAATTATGCGGTTCTGATCGCTGTTGCGTGCCAAGTATTGATCTTTGTCCGTCGCTAGTCGATCCGCTTCGATTAGCTCAAGAGCAAGCGGCACCGGCCTTGTAATGCCGCGAAATTCTTGGCTTTTAGTTCGGACGATCTTCACCAGCACTTCGCCAGCTTCGACGATTTCGCGTTGACAAAGTGCCTGCATCTCTTCGAAGGTGTGCAACCCGTTAACGTCGCACACTTCCGACCAATCCTGCCAAGCCTTGTCGCGAATCTCGTTAACGTTTTCGACGTCTTCGCCAATCGGCGTTTCGAGCGTGCTTTGTGCCTTAATGCCGCAACCGACAACACTTGAGACAATCGTATCGACCACGCCCCAAGCGTAGGCGTTATCACGAACCAACGCCCTTGCCCAAGCCCTCAAAGAGTCGGCACCCTGCGGGCCAAGTAACTCTTGGTCAGCCGATTGATTCTTTGGCCGCTTGTTAGAGTTGAGGCGGTTGTTTTCGCCGCCTTGATATGACCGCTCGAATAGCTTTCGAGCGTGTGCGCGACGCAGCGCCCATCGCGGGGCGATAACAGAGATTGCACGATCAAGAGTTCGCCCGATCATCGGCTTACCCTCGACATTCGGCCAAGCCGTATCGCGGTGCCGTTTTCTCTGGCAAGCTGGCGGGTGAGCATGTCCCGCTGCGCCATCAGCTCGCCTAAATCAAGCTTAGAGACCGACCGATTACCGATTGAATATGACGACGCCCCGCCCGTTAGCAAGGCGCTGATCGCTGCTTCGATTTGGTTCAATAATGTGGCGGTCTGCGACATGACTTAACGGTAAGCCATTCGCGTTCGCTTGCAATGGAATTTCGGGCCTAGTTACTACGCTCGTAGTAACGTTGTCACCCATAAAGCTTTGAGCCTGCGCCCAGGTCGCTCCGCAGTACTTGCACTTGCAATATCGGACGCTTCCTTTCGTCGCATAGACGACGCTGTAAGACTCGCCTTTCGGCCTGATCGCCGCACAACTACTGCACGGTCGCGGGTTGAACCGCTTCGGCTCTGGCGGTGCCGGTTGTCCCTCTTGCTCTTGCTTGGCTTGTTTTCGCTTGCTCATTAGCTCTATCCTCCTAGTAACGCCTCTGCGGTATCCATCCACCAGCACGGGTTCTAAATCTTCCGTGCGGTTTCGCCCTGTTTGTGATCAGCTTCGGTGCGTCTGCGTTGATTTGCCTTGCCGAAACCTGCGACTCGCTTTCGCCGATTAACTTCACCTTGCAAACTTCAGTCGCTGCCGATGCCATGCAAAGAGCGTCGAAAAAGTGGTTGTTAGCGTTGACGCAATTCCAAAACGTTTTTGATCCGCGGCCCTCTTTGAATTCGCTCACAAGTTCTTCGGCTGCGATGTGTTGAGCAAAGGTCAAGTGCTTTTTGTTGCCGTCTGGATGAAACAACGAAAGCGACCCGCGACGAAGCATGTTATTTTCGTCGAATGTCGGAGTTAAAAATCGTTCGTGCACCCATTGCTTCCAGTAGTCTACGTCCAATTCGTATAGCCAAACTTTCGAAGGTGGCAAGAATTGAGCGTGTAGCCTTTCGCCGGGAATGCAAGTCGGCGATGCCGTGCGGCGTGGCTTGTAGTTGGCGAGCCCCTTTGATGGGTGAAACTTGCCGCCAACTTGACGACAAAATTCGTAAGCCGCGTTCGTAAACGTGCCCGAATCGATCAACGTAAAGTCGATCGGCCTTTCCTCGCCTAACGCATCAACAAGCGGACGCGAAAGCATTTCATCACGCCAACGCAACAAAGCCTTATAAATCATCGGCTCGCTTGCTTCGTTGTCGGTCGTGTTGTCGGTCCCTGTCACCTCGGCAATGCCGTAGTCGATCACGACGCCACCGGCACCCTTCCACCAGCCACAGATAACCCAGTGACAAGCGTACTTCCCGAG